GCGNGACGATGATAGCCATTGTGAAAGCAACTGTTGGATGTCTGAAGATGCGTTTGGTTATGTTTATAAAGATGAAGATAAAATTACCGGCGGTCCTTTAGAAAAGAAAATCCTTATTGTAGATGACATCAACGATACTGGTGCTACGTTTAACTGGATTAAACAAGATTGGCAAGGTAGTTGCTTGCCTAACGATCCTAAATGGGAACGTATATGGCATAGTAATGTTCGATTTGCTACATTAACTGATAATCTAGCAAGTGAATTTAATGGCAGGGTGGATTATACTGTTCACGAAATTAACAAAGCCGAGGACGATGTCTGGTTAGTTTACCCTTGGGAAAACGTAGGAGAGTATTATGGCAACTGAACATGATAAAACCTGTACAGTAACTTGTACAGATAATAGTCGAACAATAGAAGCTGATGTTGATCGATTTGAAAGAAATAAATTTGTTGATATATACATGGCACAAAACAAAATTAAAATGGTTTGGAATGGAAAAGTATATGTAGGCAATAAGATGGGCATGGAGTTTACTACACCAGGTCCTAGAGAGTATCAAATCAATAGAGGTAGAGGTTTCTAATGGAATTCAAAGACGTTCCGTGGACAGATGTTTTGATTGATACTAGAGATTTTACCGTATTCAAAGACGGCTTTCCAGTAACAGAAGGGCATGTATTGTTTGTTCCTAAGATAGCAGATTGGGAGAACTTGGCAAAGTGTTATAAAGCCGCTTACGCATGGGGTTACGATTGGGTAGAAAAGGGTTACTGCGATGCTTATAACATTGGGCAGAACATCGGTGAAGAAGCAGGTCAGACTATTATGTGGCCACATGTACATTTAATTCCAAGACGCAAAGGTGATATGGAAGATCCACGAGGCGGTGTACGTCACGTAATACCAGAAAAAGGCAACTATAGAAAAGGAGAAGAACAATGAGTTCACTAGCAAAAGAATACAATCGAGATAACATGATCGAAGCAATTAAAAATCACGCAAAAGGACACATTGCTAAACACGCAATGAATGTCGAAGTGTTTCTTAAAAATTCAGCAGGTGTCGGAGAACATCCAGACATCTTAGAAGCAATCGAAAAAGAGCTTAACATTATTGCTGAATATCACGATCAAATTGAAGTACTAGAAAAATATTTCTAATATGAAAAAAACTTTATTCATAGGCGATAGTCATACTTGCGGTTACGATAGTATACCAGGCGAAACAGGCGAAGGTAGTTATTCTATTTGGAATGACAATAACTATGCTGATCAATATGCTTTGTTACACAATAAGCCTTCGATTGTTTACGCTATGTCTGGAGCAACAAACAACGTTTACAAAGACTGGTTAATTTCTACAATAAAAGAAAATGATATTGATGAAGTCTTTGTATTGCTTGCGCCGTTAAACAGATTTATTATCGCCTATGATAAAACTCTTGGAAAGACAATTATTGATCCAGATCATTTTAAGTTACACTTTGGCACTAAACATAACGGACTAGTAGATATTTACTACGACGATGTAATCAAAGACGATGCGTTTCAATTGTTCAACAAACCACACGCAGGTGATTTTAATTTTCCTGGTCTAGGGTTTAGTTATGAAGAAGGATTAACTAATCCAGATATTCGAAAAAGTAGTTTCATGGAAATCAAGACTTTCTTTGATTTAAACACGCATCTCGAATATAGGCAATTATTCCAAGACATATATACATGGGACAATATTTGTCACGACGCAGGCGCTAATCTTTATATCTTTAATATAACAGATAGGTCCCAGTTACCTAAATATAATGACTATTATGGTAAACTAAAAGCAACTAAAATTTCAGATGTATCTGTAGAAAAATATTTTTCTAAGAAGTATATAGATCATAAAAAATATCATACTGCTGATAACGAACATTACAATACAGAATACCATAAACTTATATCAGGAGACTTTTTAAGTTGGTTAAAAACATACTAATTGCCGGTGATAGTTTTGCGGCTAGGTATCCTAATGATACAGGATTAGGATGGCCTTTATTAATGCGTGAGTATTATAACATTGTTAATGTAGCACAAGCAGGTGTGAGCGAATATAAAATTTTAAAACAATTAAAAAACATATCAAATATTGGATACTTTGGTGCTGTAATTATTTGTCATACAAGTCCATATAGAGTACACACTAGACAAAGTATTCATAACACAGAATTACACAAAGACTGCGATCTTTTACTTTCCGATGTAGAAGCAAAAAAGTTTACATTAAATCCAGCAGTGAGATCAGCTAAAGGATACTTTAATCATCATTTTGATCCTGATTATTACGAAGAAATATATAATCTACTTAGAAAAGAAATAAGTGATGTAACTAGATATGTTCCAACATTACATATCGATCATTTTGATTCTTCGTTAAAATACGCCCACGAAAAAAACAAACTTGACCTTTCAAGACTATGGCCTGATTTTAGAGGAAATATTAATCATTATACAGCCCACGGAAATCAAATAGTCTATGAAACTATCTTAGAAAAATTAAAGGAGTTAAAATGAGCGAGTATCCAAAAAGTCATGGCAATAATCAATGGACTATTCAGGTTCAAGAAAACAATAAAACAAAAGAATTGTTTATCGAACTACCCCCTGAAGCACTAGCACAGGTCGGTTGGGATATTGGAGATCAACTGTTATGGGAAGAATTGCCACACGGTGCTTGGCAATTAACCAAAAAAGATGTTGACAAAAACAGTTAAAAAAGGTATAATAGTAAAATGACAATAGCAACTGACAAGAAATATTATTATAGCGAAATCTTTCACAGTATTCAAGGCGAAGGACATTACACAGGTGTTCCTACTGCTTGGATACGTTTTTTCTTGTGTAATTTACAATGTAATGGATTTGGACAAATTGATCCTACTAATCCAGAAACATATGAATTGCCTTTTGAAAAGTTTGATACTAGCACAGTTAATCGTGTAGAGGACTTGCCTGTTTGGGACAAAGGATGTGATAGTTCTTATACTTGGAGCAAAAAGTTTAAACATCTAATGGGACATAAGACAGCTATTGAACTTGCTCACGAAATTAGAAACACATTAAAAACAGACAGTAATCCAGAAGGGTTATTCCTACATCCTGTAACAAAACAACGACAGCATTTTTGTGTTACAGGAGGCGAACCTTTAATGAAACACGCACAGGAAGCATTCATTGGTATCATGTGTGAATTTGCTAGACTAGGCGACATGCCAGCAAGTGTTACATTTGAAACAAATGGTACACAACCTCTTACACAAGAGTTTATGGACTTTTGGCATGTAGATAATAGCGTTACAAAAGATGTTGAATTATTCTTTAGTGTAAGTCCTAAACTATGGAGTGTGGCAGGTGAACAAGCAAAGAAAGCAATTAAGCCTGAAACAGTAGCACAATATAGAAGTTTATCTGAAAAAGGTCAACTAAAGTTTGTTGTAGGCGGTGAACAACAACAGTGGGACGAAATGGAAGATGTTGTCTCACAATTCAAAGCACAAGGAGTAGACTACCCAGTTTGGGTTATGCCTGTCGGTGCTAGAGAAGAAGAACAAACTGCAACAGCCGGTGCTGTTGCTAAAAAAGCATTTGAACGAGGATACAATGTTGCGGCTAGAGTACATGTATACTTGTTCGGAAACGCAATTGGAACATAAGGAAAATAATATGGGATGGTGGAACAAACTCGTAAGAGATAAAAAAGACAAAGATACGTCAACTACAAAATCTCCTCAAGATCAATACCGAGAGATTTTAGAAAAACAAAAGAAGGCGGCAACAAAGAAAAAAGAACCCTGGGTTGCTGTATTAGATACGCAAGTTAATCCTGAAAACATTCGCAACGGTTTCTTTGAACTTGACTGGAATGAATATTTTGTTAATAAATTAAGAAAAGAAGGCTATGGATATGATGGCGATCCTGAAGAAGAAATTGTGGATCGTTGGTTTAAAGACCTTGCTAGAAACGTTTTAGAAGATGAAGGACAAAATTCTAAAGTCGACGCTGGTTATATTAATGTAGTTCCGATTGATAAAGGTAAGTCTGAAGTTTCATGATGCGTGACGATTTAATGGTACAACAGCAAGTATCCACTGTATGGCAACATATGGTAGGCGTTATCTGTTTGAATCAAACAAACCGTAAACAAGTTAAAGCAGTTTTACCAAAACTATTCTTAGTATGTCCGACTCCAGAGGAATTACTTAGAACTCCAGATCATATTATTAAAGAGTTAATTAAGCCGCTTGGAATGGTAAATGTTCGTGAAAAGCGTCTACGTCAGATGTCAAAAGATTACTTGACTTGGGACGGAGAAGATGCTACAATGTTATATGGAATTGGGAAATACGGTAGTGATAGTTATCGGCTTTTCTATAAGAATGAGATCCCCGAAAATATTGGTGATCATGAACTCAAACGATATGTGGAAGAAGAATTAAATGGCAACTTACATACTAGTTGATACAGCAAACACTTTCTTTAGAGCACGACACGTAGTACGTGGCGATGCTGATATTAAGATCGGAATGGCTTTTCATATTACACTTAGCAGTATTATTAAGGCATGGCAAGACTTTAAAGGTGATCATGTTGTATTTTGCTTAGAAGGACGTAGTTGGCGTAAGGATCATTATGCTCCGTACAAACGCAATCGACAAGAAACTCGCGATGCTCTAACAGCACGTGAACAAGAAGAAGATAAATTGTTTTGGGAAGCATTTGACACATTTAAAGACTTTATAGCAGATAAAACAAACTGTACTGTATTACAAAATTCTGTGTTAGAAGCAGATGATTTGATTGCTGGATGGGTTCAAAGTCATCCTCAAGACGATCATGTTATTATTTCTACAGATAGCGACTTTGCTCAACTTATTGCTCCTAATGTTAAGCAATATAACGGTGTTGCTAATATGACAATTACACACGAAGGTTACTTTGATGACAAAGGCAAAGAAGTTATTGACAAAAAGACAAAAGAACCCAAGGCAGCACCTGACCCGCAATGGTTGCTTTTTGAGAAGTGTATGCGAGGCGACACAAGCGACAACGTTTTTTCAGCATATCCAGGTGTGCGTAAGAAAGGTACTAAGAACAAAGTAGGGCTTATTGAAGCATACGAAGACAAGGATACAAAAGGGTTTAATTGGAATAATCTTATGCTTCAGCGTTGGGTTGATCATAACGGCGAAGAGCATCGTGTACTAGATGACTACAATCGTAACCGTGTATTAATTGACTTGGCGGCACAGCCTGATGAAATAAAAGAACAAATTGCTACAACTATAGCAAGCAGTACAGATAATCCTAAAAATATTAATCAAGTGGGTATCAGACTTATGAAGTTTTGTAATTTGTTTGATCTACAGAAGATCGCAGATCAAGCACAACGTTATGCTGAGCCACTAAATGCGAGGTATCCGAAATGACATTACTAACAGCTAAACCGATTATTGAAGATAAGTTTTGGATTGTTGAACAAGATGGTGAAAAGTTTGCTACATTACGAAAAGATGAGAATCGTTTTGTAATGAGTAATGCTAACGGCGTTCAGTTCTTTCCAAACAGAAAAAGTGTACTACAACATTTTGGTAAAGACTTTTTTGTTGTTAAAATTAAAAAAGAAGCAAACAACGCAGAGCCAAATGAAGTACATGGATTTCCTACTAGCGCAAATCCTCATAACTCTATGTTTGATATTAAAAAGAAACTACCGTTGTTTACCAAAAGCAAAGATAGTAAAAGTTTATATTCCGCAGGATACTATGTAATTAGATTCGACAAAGGGTGGGTAAAAAGTTTTTGTCCTAAACTAATTACACTTCAACGCTACGACTTTAAAGGCCCGTTTAAAACAGAACTAGAAATGCGTCAAGTACTATCAAAGGTTTCAAAATGAGCAATTTGCCAGATAGAATGCCCAGTATTGAAAGATTAGTACAGCGTATTAGAACTGCTGAAAAAGCCAATCAAAAAGAGATTAAGATTACACTTCAAGAAGGCAAAGAACTTGCGTACGATCTAGCTCTTATTACATCAAAGCTATCTACAACAATAGCAGAAATAAATCAAAAACTAAAAGAAGTTAATGTAGCAGAACAAAACATTGATGTCAAAATGGATGGCGGCGGCTTCTAAGAAGATAAATATATGCGTAGTTAATTAAAAGGATTACGTATATATGAGTAGACCAAAGCCAAAAATTTTGTTAGAGTTTGCTAACAAAGAAACATATAAAGTCGAACAGATTCTCGAAGCCGAAGCAATCTGGGCAGTGTTTTACCAAGGTTCTCCTTTCAATTTAAAGAGCGGCAGTCTAGTTACTAGCTATCCTGGTCCTAAATATAAAAAGGTATCTTTTTCTAATCCAGGTCATGCGCATAATTTGGCTAGAAAATTGAATAGAATGTTTAAAACAGATGCGTTTGAAGTTGTCAAACTAACCAAAGGGGAAATTCTCCAAAGCGATGATCAAAAAGGATGATTATACAAAGAAATTTCTTATTGCCGCTAATCAAACTCCAACAACCGATCTATTAAAAGAAAAAATCATAGAATGGTGGTACAATATTCGGAGTAAGGATTCTGGCGGCTTACGATTGACGAAAAAAGGCATTGACTTTGCTACAAAAGATGCTAAAATTAAATCATATACAATAAAGTTTCCAGGAAAGTTCATCATAACACCTCAAATATTAGTGTGGTTAGACAAGTTTATTGAATCACCATACTTCATTACTAAAAAAGATATTACTGTATTATCAGAAAGAGCGGCTTTTGAACTGTATCTTTTTAGTGGAGATGTTAAGAAATATGGATACAATAAAGCACTAAGACAACGTATGAACCAGGATTAAGCAATCATTAACTACTATTATTTAAATACAACACTATGTTAGATATATCACCACTAAGCATATTAGGAAAGCGCCAAGTAAATTGGATGCCACCTCATTTTCATGTTTATTCACTAGAAGATGTTTTCTTCTGGGATGATCCTATCTGTGATTGGATTGAGAATAAACTTAAGGGAAGATATAGTCTAGTTAAAGGAACCAACTCAAAAGGTAGTAGTGTACAAGTTGGTTTCGAAGATGAAAAAGAGTTAACATTTTTTATGTTAGCCTGTCCATACATAAGGAGTTAAAAATGACAGATCAAACACAACAACCCCAAGCACAACCTGCCGCTGAAGGCGCTGGTGCTGCAGCTGAACTTACAATCAACGATTTGAATGCTATTCGTACTATTATCGATGTTGCTTCAACTCGTGGTGCGTTTAGAGGTAACGAACTTGAAGCAGTTGGTAAAACCTTTAATAAACTAAATGCGTTTTTAGAATCAGTAGCACCTAAAAAAGAAGGTGAAGATGCGCAAGAATCTGCGCAAACAGCACCACAAAATGAACAACCTGCGCAACAACCTGCGCAATAAGGAGAAACATCATGGCTATGAAACATACAGGTAAAATGAAAAACAATGGAGCGAAAGTGCTAGTAGCATATCGCACATTGCCTGGAGAATCAGATAGTGCTCTTGTAGTAGACGTAGCTCGCTTATCAGACGCACAACACGACGAGCTTATGAAAGTCGTTGAGAGTAATCAAGCACAAACAGCAAACGAACTCGCTGACGTACTTTCAAGACGGTATTTTCCAGATGGACGTCAGATGCTTACAGCATTACATACCGACGGAAAACTTAAGAAAGTCGGAACTAGCGGTGTATTAATGACACCTACTACATCTGCTACTGTTGTTCTTTCTGAATTGAATCAAATGATTGCTGAACAAAAAGGCGTAACTGTTGATCAGTTAGCAGTTTCTGAAACAGAGCAAACAGTTGCTACTGCTAAGGAAACACCTTCTACACCAGAAGATATTGTTGAGCCAGCACGTGATCCTAATGAACCGTTATCGGATGAGGACCTAGCAAAATCATATCGTTCGCAAGCAGATCGTTTGAGCAAGGAAGCCGCGGCTTTACGTAGACAAGCAGAAGAACTAGTTCCTACAAAGAAAAAGCCTACTGCTAAGAAAAAAGAAGCAGATGTAAGTGCATAATAAAAAACCGTTCCGTCCACCAAAACATATATCTCAAGAGTGGCCAGAGGTTTTCGAACACATTTACATGAGTGGTATGCCGATAAGGTATATTCATGGAGTGGAACTCGAATTCAACGACGGACGGGTTTGGGAAGTAGACATATCTGAACAATTACCATTCTCTCATGAAAATGAAATTGTTGAAAGATTAATGTCTGCTCTAAAAGAAATGGCCACTGATATTGTAGGCATAAACTTCAACATCGATATTGAAAAATTAAAAAAAGACATAACTGATCAAACAAAAAACATTATGAAGGACGATGAATAAATGAATGTTCGAATTGTATCTTACTCAGTAGCAGATCCAAAATTTGTAGAAGAAGCTCAAAAAGAGTTTATTGCCAAGAATCCAGACAAGGAAGATAAAGTTCCGCAGTTTGATGATCTACAAGATTTGATTGCTTTCTGTGCTAGAGTATCTAACCCATCTAATCAGATGAATGAAGAGACTGGCGAAAAATTAATTAAGTATCTAATTAAACACGCACACTGGTCACCTCTCGAAATGGTTAATGCTTGTTTGGAAATTGATACTACTCGTGATATTGCTCATCAAATTGTTCGTCATCGGTCATTTGCTTTTCAAGAATTTAGTCAACGCTATGCTGACCCTGCTGAATTCGGTAATCAGTTTGTTATTCGTGAAGCAAGACTTCAGGATCAAAAGAATAGACAAAACTCTGTAGAGCTTGATCCCAAGGACGAAAATGATGCTAAACTTATGATGGATTGGAGTGAACAACAAGAAAAAGTCATTGCTGCATCTAAAGAAGCATACGAATGGGCAATTAAGAACGGTATTGCTAAAGAGCAAGCTCGTGCTGTATTACCCGAAGGTTGTACTAAAACACGTTTATATATGAACGGTACATTGCGTAGTTGGATTCACTACATCGAATTGCGCGGTGCTAATGGTACACAAAAAGAGCATATGGACATTGCTCATGTTTGTGCCGAAGTTATTTCAAAGATATTTCCGCTGGCGGAAGATCTACGTAACTAGCACATTTGTTGTAAAATACTGTCAACTCGGGGAACGTTCTTAAAAAGTTCGTTCCTCTTCTTTTATCATACTCATTTACAAATAAACAAAAATCTCCTCGGTTATTAATTAACTCTTGATCTTTGAATCTGTTTTGTTCTGCCCAATCAATAACCCTTTTCCATTTTGTTATATCAGTATCATTAAAATATCTACAATCTAAATTATTTTTATTATCTTCCATAAATTTTAAACAATCGTACATTGTATCCAAATGTTCATCGTCTAAGATTTGTAAACTTAAATGAGGCGGCTCAAGTAAGTAAGGCGTGTCAATTGTAAATCTATTATTAAATCTTGTATTATATTTGTGTTTCCATTCAAGAATTTTAACTAACAGATCTTTAAATCTATGTACGCTCATAAAGTTTACGGTGATCATTAATCCGCATTGTGCCGCTGGAACAACATTCATAAGATGATCTAAATTGTTTTCCCATAGATTAATGTCCATCGGATCTCTTATATATTCTGCTTGTTTACCCCACGTATCTATGCTTGTAAACACTTGTAAGCGGTCTAATTTGCGTTCTTGTGTAAGAGTAGTTACTTTGTCTATAAACTTGTTTAAATTGCGCTTAGGGACGCATAAATTGCTGTTAATAGCGAACTCTAAGTCTTTGTGCGGGTTAGCATCAATATAGTCAAGAACTTTGAATACGTTACTGCTTAACAACGGTTCACCGCCAGTTACTCTAAAAGTATGAAGCTCTTTATACACTGTAGGAAACCATTTCCAAAATGCTTCAATATATGGATTATCTTTTTCTTTATAGATCCAATTCTTTCTATCTTTGTTGTTAGCATGGTATTGTCTTCTGTTCACAACTTGATGTAAAGGATAATCGCCGTGTTTATTAAATTCATTTTCCCAAGCACTACTAATACTTGGTGTACAGTAACTACATTTCATTTGACATTCATTGCCAAAGTTAACTTCCATGTACTTAGGAGCAACATCAGCGTCCCAAGGCATTGACGCAATCTTTTCTGTAGTTCCTTTTTCTATTTCTTCAAATTCGGCACTTCTAAAATGTCTATCACTTAAATTTCCACAATCTTCCAAATTCCAACAATACTGACACTCTGGTGGTCTCTCACCTTCTAACATTGCCTTACGTTGAAGTTTTTTATATTTGCTATTATGTAACGCACTAGGATTTTCAGCAAGTTCTTCTAAACTTACTTTATGCATACTAGGATGATAACAACTGTGATTATCGCCTGTGTGTAAATGTATGCTAACATGATTCCATTTAGCCGTACAGAAGCCCTTGCCGGTTTGATCTAGTTTTACAGCAATCTTTTTATATTTTTTATTAGGATCTTTTTTCCAAAACATTATGATTCAAACCTTCCCTTTAGCCATTTAAAATTGTTTATGTTTTCTAACTTTTCGTTCTTATGTCCGTATTCACGTCCAGCAAGTGCGCCTTTCTTAACAAAATCTACGTATAGTGTATCATTAAAAGTTTCACACCAATGTGTTAATCTGTATTCATCTTCTTTGCTGTTTCTATTTTTAATTATACCGCTGGACAACTTGACACACTCTCTAAAGGCTGTTCTCCAAGCATGAAAAGGTGTTGTATTAAATTTATGAATATTACTTACATAATCTAACGGAACAATGTCAAATCCAGTAGACATGTCAANAGAGTTGTTATTGCCAAACAATCGTTTATCAAAAATCTTTAGGCCGCCATGACCATACACAAGATTATTAACAGGATTGATAGCCCTACATACAAATACTTTTCTTTCGTTAGTTAAACTATCAAGCAACTTGTTATATGAAAACGATTCTAATAACTCACAATCAGCATCTAATACCATAAAACGAAATGTTAGACTCTGCGAAGCACAATACTGATGACTAGCATGTATACCAGAAATAGTATCAACTCTAGATATTGTTTTTAGTTTTTCCTTTGCTAATTTATAGTTTTTATCAGCACACGGATCGTCATATACTAAGAAGAACTTGTCCATATCTTTCCCTTTACAGTATAGTAAGTACTTCCTAATTTGATTGCTTCATCGTATAATTCAATAATACTTTCACATTGATCAGCATTAAATTCTCCCCAATGAATTCCTAACTCTCTGATAGCACGTTCTCTATATTCTGTTAATTTACTCTCGATGTTAATTTCATTTTGTAAATCGTTCTCTCGATAGATTTTTTCTAATTCATCAAAATCTCTTACGTTTACATGGTTCCAATCACTAAAAGCAAATACTGTACCCATTCTTGCTCCTAGCATAGCATAGTTTCCATTAACAATATGTCTACCAACTGTTCCCCAGACTTTTAATCTATGTAAGTTATGCCAATAAATTTTAGTTTTGATTTTATCTTTTGGAGGTAATTCTCCTCTGACAGTTACCATTTTAACGCCTTCACGAAAACCTGCTCTCCATGCTTGATAAGGTGTTTTGTTAATAACTGAATCGCTGAACGCTTCAGGAAAATTTCTATAACCCTGTTCCCAACAAAATTCTATACTATCTCCATTGGATTCGTGTGTTTTCATATCAAGAGCAAACTTTTTATTCCAGATTTTCAATCCGCCGTTGCCGTACATAAGTCCATTGACACTATTTTTACCGCACCAACTATAGCATTGAATATCATCTTGTTCTTGTATATCAAGTTTTAAAAATTGTGGGTAAACAATATTATCACCGTCAACTCCTACAAACCACTCAGTATCAGAAAGTTTAGCGGCTTCTTTATGTGCCGCGTCACTACCCTTTACACCATGTACACGTTTAGCCCAAGGAACTTGGTCTTTTAATCTTGCCCAGTTTTCTTCAGCATTTGGTTCGTCGTAACTGATGAATATAAAATCTAAATCTTTAGTTCTCATTTTATTTGGTATCCAGCACTGTTAAATATCTTATAGTAATAAAAAGAAATGTTTCCAGCAAACAACTTTTTATAATCTATTTGGTCAATTTCAAAAATAACTTCTTTATTAGTTTCGCATTCAAACATTTGATACAAAAAATTAGGGTCGCCTTGTTTTGTTAAATATATCTCAAATTTTCTATCATCATCAAAACTTGAATTAACAACTATATGCGGTCTATTGTCTATTGATTTGATTACTACTTTAAGATCATACCTTTCAACATTAAAAGTTCTAGGAATATCTATTAACTTATTTTTAAAAGGGTCAGTATGCTGTTTTTCTTCAACAGTACTATATAACTTAAATTCTTTGCTATCAACATCAACTTTAAATCTTGCCCAATCGCCACTAGTTATTTTATTTTTCAACTCTAAAGAAATAGAAGCATGATTATAACTCTCCCATTCCTTACTCAATCTACTAGAGAATCCACAAATGTTTCCGTCATTGTCGTAAAAGATATTAACATTATCCATGTTTGATTCCTTTAAACATTAATTCTCTGTAAACTTTGGTCATTTCATTTAAAGGAAACTCTTTATCTGAGTAATGAATAATATCGTATTGTCTATGATTACCAATTGTAACATCTACTGTATCATTAAAATAAATTCCTAAGTCTTTTGCGATTGATGATATATCAACATCTTGTAACATATACTTAAGATGAGCAAACTTTGGAAAAGACATGTCGTAGGAAATTTTTTCTTCAATGTTAAGTAGCTTTGCAGCTAAAGAAAACACTTCGTCGGTACCCATTTCTGGAGGGAAACCTTTAGTTAGGTATCTGTTTCTAAACAATTCTTTGTTATACGTTATTGCTTTTACTAGATCAAAAAAGTCATTGGCTATTGCGCTTTCTTTATTGAAATATGTGAATCCACTGTATAACAAAGGTAATTTGTTCTCTTTATATGTAGGACGGCAATGTAAATTTGTCATTTCGTCACCGTTGTATTTTGTAACATTTTTATTAATATAAAGTCCATAGCTATCATTAATAAAATGATCAACCCAATGACTGATATCTTTTGTGAAGTACATGTCAGAGTCAAGACAGATAGTGTGTTTATAGGGAGAAATATCAAACATTAGATTTCTTTGATCCCAACCCTTCTCTTGATTAGTTTTAACAATAAACTTATCATAAACAAATCTGTTATACGTCTCACTCTTTTCAGATACAATACAAACATTATCATAACCTGATGGTTGTGTTCGTTTAATACTCAATGCTAACAAATTAGCCATGTCATAATAAACACTATTTTCGCCATTAACTACTAACAAGTATCCAAAATCTTTCATAGTAGTTTGTCCTCAAATTTTATAATAGTTTGTTTATTAAAAAAATGTAGGTCAACACCTTTAAATTTTGCTATGTCTGTTCCTACATAACAAATGTAAGTATCATCAATAACATCAATAATTTCATCACTAACATTTGCTAAAAAGTTAATCTTAGGCAACGATACATTATCAGACGACATTCCTTTGACAATATGTTCGGCAATAGTGAACGCATGATCATTCCTAAAATTATTAATTCCAGGAAATTTATAAACTTTTTTATAAAAATTGTAATTTTGTCTAATTAGTTTAACTTGTTCAAAAATACTTTTTGAAACTATGTCTTTTTTAAAATAGATAGTTGTTGCCCACTTTAATGGTTTATCAAAAATAGGATATGTTCTATAATCGTGTAGATTGTGTACATCAGATGCCATCATAAAACTTTCAGAACATCCAAAGTAATGATTTAGTACATCGCTGTTTACAAGATAATCCACGTCAACAATTATTGTTTCGTCATAAGGCGATAAGAAATAAACATCTTCTCTAGTTAGATTATAAAATTTCTGTGCTACTCCAGAAATAATTCTGGTATTAGATTTATCAACGTCAACAATCTTTACTGTATCGAATATGTCATACTCTGTTGTATAAGTTTCTCTATCAGTTATTAGTGTTACTGGCTTGTTTAAAAATTTTTTTATTCGACTGGCACATATTCTAGCCAAAGTTAGATAGTTTACTTGGTTGTTATTATGGGCAATGATTACAAATCCGCAGGACATTAAAATTTACCGCTTCCTACTTCTTTCAAATAATGTAATTCACTTTTATTTAAAGTTTCAAACTCTTGATGGTCTGTATAAAATACATCAAGAGCATGAAAGTATCTGTCTTGGCATTGGCTTTGAAAGTCAACGACAGATTTAATCATGATTGGATTTAAATTATGATCCACAATTACTGTTTCTTTAGTTCTACCACTCATTAGTAGGTAGTTTAGATAAACTAAAAATTCAGGAGAAATTTTAAACAATCCTCCTTCATATCCTAGAATTGTGTTTGCTTCAAATTTCTCTTTAGCAATATATTTTTGACGCTTTAATACTGCCAATTTGTCAGATGTTTTAATTATTGTTTCGAGTTGTTGTTTATCCATGGCAAATTCCTTAGCATATACATTATATATGCTAGAAATATGCTACTATTATGATTATTGGCTTACGTGGTCCAGGTTCTTACAAGACCAATAGTGTAATTTTGAGGTGTTGCTCGAAGAGGTATATAATCACTGTAGTCAAATACTAGTTTTATTTCTCTATCTACGTCAGTTTGACTAGCATAGCTATTAGTATTTGATGAATCAAAAAGTTCTATGATAAAGTTTAATCGTGTTTGGTTTACAACTTCTCTCATATAAACTCTAACATAGTGATCATCATACTTATCAGTGTATGCTGTAATCTGATCACCAGTGGCGCCTGCGATTTGTGTGTCAACTGCGGCAACATCAAATGCTCCAATACTTGCGATAGATCTAGAATCTGCATCTAGTCCCATTTGAGTTTTTCCTCTGGCTCCTACATATAAAGGAAATACTAGTCTGATTAAATCACGCCAGTGTCTGTTTAGATTAAACACGTTGTCATTATTAGCATTTTCAACTACTGTATCAGATACCGGAAACTGTATTTGTACAAGTCCTCCAGTATTGAAAAATTGAACAAAATCATAAGCGTCTGAAAAGTCAACATAAAATTCAAAGAATGTACTTTGGTTCCATGCTGTCGCATTTCTTGCCGCTGAACCTAATGTTGGTTGATATTGCTGTTGAACCGCACTAAAATATTTGTAAGTGTTAATACTGTTAGCAACTTCGTAATAAGGATCATAAACATCATATCTAATTACAGCCCCACGTGCTGGTGTCGGCATTTCTGTAATTTCACCTCCAGGGAATAAATTTCCTGGTCCCGGTACCGCGCCAGTAATATGACGAACTGCTGTTGTTAAGTCTGCTCTCAAATTTACAAATTGATTAGCACTTATATAATACTGGTTAGCATCACACGAATGTCCAGTATTTGAAGCAGGATTGTAAGTTTCCCAAAGAACTGCTCCGTTGTCTGATGGATTGTAATTAAATGTATTAAAGTCTACTTCAACAACTGTGGTACTAACAACTGTAACTACCGTAGCGTAGTTATCTGCAATGTCATAACCGCTCCAGTTGTTTACATTATTATAGTTAGCATGTGTTGTGAAGTTACTAAAGTAAATTACTTCACCTACTACTAAATTATGATCATCAACAAATTCTACTCTGGCTTGTGCTTCTGACGAAATTCTTTTTACTGTTCTAGTAAACGGATAGGCTTTACTGATCAATTGATTTGTCGCTAGTCCGTATCCAGTACCTTCAATATAAACTCCCGGATTCCCGGCAACTTCTTGTAAAGGTCCAAGTTGTTCGTAAACAACACTCTGAATTGCGTCCCAATCAGAATATAAAATTGGATCATTTATTTGTGCTTTAGCCATTTAATTTCCTCATTATATGCGTATATTTATACTTTCAACACACACTCGACTACTTTTTCTCTTTCATCGTTGTTTGTTTCTAGTGCTACACCTACAATAAATCTATCTGTGTGTTCAGCACTTGCGGCTCCGTTACCAGCTGTATAAACTGCTTGACCCTTTTTAACTGGTCCTACTACGCGAACAGGAACTCTTCCTTTTAATCCAATTGCTTGACCATTTGATTCGCTATTCATAAGATACGCTGGTTCTGTACTAATAACACCGATTGGAACTCCTGTATCACTACATTCAATTGATTCAAATTCGCTGTTTTCATCTGCTACCATCATAACAGTACCGTATGGGTAATATTGATCAGTTGTATACTTTTCTGCTAAGTCGGCATATCTTGCCGAAGTTGCTGTTCCGTTAAAGAACCTAGCATTAATATCGCCTCCGATCGATCTCAAGACAATAGTGTCTGGAACTTTGTCTACATCAAGAGCTTTACCGTTAACACTCTGTGAGTCTGTTGATTGACCTTCAAAAATAACTGCTTTAATTTTACCATCAGTTGTTCTAGTTGGAATAGTAGCAAATCCAGGAACATGTGTTTCACTAGGATCTAATTGTGTTAGTTTATTAGCTGATATTGCTTCAGACGCAATTCCATCAAGAGATCCTGAAAAATTACCAGTGAACTTCTGTGCTTGAAACTCTCTGTTTACACTATCAAATATACGAACTGTTGTAGTTGGACTTGTCTGAGCAAAAATATCTCCGGTTAAACTACCGATAACGTCTCCATGTACATTACCAACTAACTCACCTTTAAGGTTTTCTGACCAAACATTTTTAAATTTTCTAGTTTCTAGACCTAAATTTATTTGTCCTGAAATTCCAGGGAATATACTATTAATACTATCTGGGTCTGTTGTAAATGCTTGTTGTCTGCTAAATTTTAAGAATTCGCTTCTTGTTGCTGATTCACCGTCACTACTAATACCAATTGTTAATTGGCCATTAATTTGATTTTCAATAACAGGTGTACCATCAACAATACTAATTTTTAAAGCATTTGGATTACCAACTGTAAATCCAACATCAGCAAACGACTGCTTTGTTGTGAATCCCGCAGTACTATCTGTTCTTACAAATCTACTTTGATCAAGTCCGCCAAGTTTTTCTGCGTTTGTAGCAGTACCAACAAAACGATAGCCTGCGCTATCACTAATACCGGTTGTACCGTTAACACTGTTTAGTGTAATACCTTTGAAAATCTTTCTTCCTGATTCACTAAAACCAGCAAGATTGTTATCTTGGCTAAGTGTAAAATCATCATCATTACTAAACACTGCTGTAGTGATTCCACCAACAACCGAACGTAGAATAACATGTGAAGTATTATTATTGTCTTTTACAACTTCTGTAACAATTTGTGATGTACCAAAACCCGGTGCGCTCTGTGGGCCGATTAAAACAAAGTTTGAACCGTTCCAAGCACTAAGTTGGTTTGTTTGACTGTCAAACCAAAGATCGCCTTGAGATAAACCTGATGGGGGACTAGATCCAACTTCAGCACCACTTGCTGTTCTAAAGTTTCTGCCGTCATAGAATTTTAATTTCTGACTACTTGTATCAAACCAAACTTGACCTACAATAGGTTTTTCAGGTTGTACACTATTAGCAAAACTTTCAAGTAGATGGAGGAAGTTTTCATTTTGTACTTCTCCGTAGCCGCTATAATTTCTACCAACAAATTTTAAATCTGTAGTAGTATCAATAGTACCGTCTGCTACGCTTACTAAGAATGTTCCGTTATATTTGTCTACTTGATATGTCATTTTCGTTCCGCTTTACTGTATTTATTCAAACGCTTTTACTGCGTCAGCATGTGCTATATCATCGTCGACTGAAACAAAAGTATAAGTTTCAGGACTTGCCTTGTATGTAGCAACTTTAGTGTCTAAATCTGCTTTTGCCGCGTCAATAAACGCTTTCATTGCTGTAAATTCATCTGTATTAGGAATACTAGAAGCATCAAGCATATCAATAATAATATTCAATTGTTTATGAATAGAATATTGTTCTAAAATTTTAAGATTAGTATTATATTTTAAAGTTGCTTCCATTACTACTGGCTTGTCTGATTTACTCTTAACTTCGCCAGTGGCATAATCACCGTGCCAGTACTCTCCCGTTTCGAGATCAAGTTCTACTGTCTTAACATCGAACTTAGTATTGTCAATCAAACTTATGTCTGAATCTTCCGGCATCATAGCAACTAGTTGGCCGCCGGGTTTAATAAAAATTAAATGTTTTGTTTCGTTTGCCATTTTATTCTCCCCATGCCAAAACTAAACTATACTTTGGCTTTTCGTCTTTTTCAATTAGTGTTACTTCGTGTTCTATATCAATTGGCATATCTAAACATGCTCCTGGTATTTCTTCAACAAAATGTCCGTCTCCGTTTTCATCGTACCATTTAAAATGTGGCTTATCACTTCTTAGAAACACCAACTTAAATTTCCAATAACTTCCTATTGAATCTTTGTGTCTTGGAAGATAGTCCCCTGCTTCATATTTGTTAATAACAAAACTAGAAACAAATGTCTTGTCTTCCGGAATAGTTTTCCAAATTGCTTCTTTTAATTCTTCTGGCATTTTAAAATGAAACATGCTTTTCATATTGCTAACGCCATGTTTGGTTTCAAATTTATAAGTATCATTTTCTGTACGACTAGAAAATCTGTCTGAATATTTTTCAGCCAGTTCAATAATTTCATCTACATTTGTACAGTAGTTTTCAATTTGATTAACCTGATACATATACCCAACTTGTTCCTGCTTGATTGACTTCAAATATCAAATCGTTGTTTCTAGTAGGATCTTGAACTGTTGTAGAAACACTAACATTAGTAACTGTTGTAATACCGATCCAACTTCTGGTTCCGTAGTTTGCTGTTGTAGTTACATTCTGACTTGTTCCTGCGATATGAGCTCTTGTACCCGGATTAAATTGGCTTACAGGAGCAAGTGTGTTTAGTAGACTTGCTATTCCTGTATTGTTCAATCCTCTAGTATCCAAACTCATAAAAATATCTCTACTTCTAATTGCTTGATCAACATAATTCTTTGTAACGGCATGATTAGAAAGTGTAGGTGTTGCTGTGATTGTTAAGTTGCCAATCATAGTATCGCCGGATTTGTTAATCTTTGTGCTATCAACAATAGTAATATTTGCCGAGCCGTCAAACGCTACGCCATTAATTAACGGAGAACCAGATAGCCTTCCAGCTGATGTTGCTTCACCATTAAACGTACCATACCAATCTTTTGTTCCAGCATTATAAGCAATGCTATCATCACTAGCATAGACATCGCCTTTGATATCGCCGATTACTCTATTAACAAGTGTTAGCGTGTCTGCTGTAATGTTTGTTGTATTAAAGTTTGTACCGTTGAATGTTTTTGTACTAGCATCATATACATAATTGTTAGCACTGTCTAAGATACTACCTTTCATGTCACCAATTAAAGTACCATTTAGTTCTTCGGTACTAGCATCAACCATTGTTAATCCGTTAACACTATCAACATTACCAATTACTCTACCAGTTAGATCTCCGTACAATTCTCTAGCATGAATTTCTCTATATCTAATAGTATTGCTACCGATATTGTACGCATCTGTGATGCCTGGAATAAATCCACTATTGCTGAAAATAGCAATATCGTTATTAGTGGATCCTGATTTAATTCTAAGTCTAACTGTTTTATCAAGTTGGTTCTCAATTACAGTTTCATCACCATTAATAACGTGAATCTTAACATCGCTGTCAGTACCAACAGTTAATCCAGCATCATCGTATGTTGATCCGCTTGGACTACGTAGAACAAAGTTTGAAATATCTAAATCATTAAATAATTGTGAATTACTAGATGTTCCCCAAAATCTAAAATCGCTAGTAGTAATACCATCAACTGGTGTGTCGATTAATGTAATACCTTTCTTNATCGTTGTGAAACCTGTAATACTTTCAATAGTACCAATTGTAAATTCTTGATCTGAAATAATACCAATAACATTATNATCTATAGTAAGTTTAATAATAGCTCTAGCAATGTTACTATTGTCTCTAATAACGTCAGAGGTAAGTTTTGTTTCAGCAAATCCTGTTGCTCTTTCTGGACCAATTAACTCAAAATCAGTTCCGTTCCATACACTTAGCTGTCCTTGAACATCATCATACCAAATGTTTCCTTTATCTTTTGCTTGGAGTCCTGTAGGCGGAGTAGAACTTACGTCCGCAACTGCTAAAGTTCTCCATTGATTATCTGTACTACGGAATTTAATTTTGTTAGTTAAGTCATCGTACCAAAGTTGACCAGGAATACTTTTTCTAGGCTGTGTTTCGCCTCTAAAGTTTTCTAGTAAAGCAACGAGGTTTTCATTTAAAATCTCACCGTATCCAGCATAGTTCTTACCAACAAATCTTAAATCTGTTGAAGAGCTATCTACTGTTTGATCTGGTACTGTTGTTAACAGTACTCCATTATATCTGTTTACATTATACGGCATACTTTCGCTCCAATTACCTTATTGCCTTAGCGGCATCTTCTCTTGCTTGTTCTAATTCTAAGTATTCTGCCTCGCTCAAGCTGGTAGCAATACCTAAAGACTTTTCTCTAATATGACGAAGAACTTTCCAGTCGGTACTATTTAAAAATTCTATTTTGTCAACATTTGCTTTGGCATCAGCTTCTGCTTGTAAATCTGAAGCTGGTCTTAAAGCAACTGCTTTTGTAGCAACATCAAACTGATACTTTCCACCTTCAATAAGTTCCATATCGCTTTGTGCGATTTCAATAACTTCAACGCCATCAGGAACATTTGGCCTATAGTTTAGTATTGATGTTACTTCATTATTTTCTAAACAAACGTAATACATATTAACTCCAAATTGCTATCCAGTTTGCCGCTGGTGTGCTTCTCTGTTCTGTGTTCTGTACATAAACTCTAATTCTATTTCCTAGATTAGACCATGTACATCTTAAACTATCGTTACCGTCAACACCGCCAGCGTAGTGAATTATAGCAATACTTGGTAAAAACGCAACTAAATTAGCCATTGATTTTCCTGCGGGAGGATAAACGTCAAAGAAGTTTCTGCTACTGTTGAAACTTCCTACTTGGTTTGTGAAGCCACTTTGGCTATACTGTGTGTTACCGTAAGTAATAGTGTAAGCAGGTGGTATCTGAGCAATAATGCTTTGAGCATTTGCTGTATCTCTGGCATCAACATACTGCTTGGTAGCGGCATGTAAGCCTGCTGTTGGATCGGCATGTAATGTTAGCAGTCCTGTTAGTTGTCCTCCTGATAGAGGTAACTTTGTTAAATCTTGAATTGTAATAGGCGATGTTCCATCAAAAGGAACATTATTAATAGTTTGAGGCGATGTTAGTTTTGTCGCTGTAGTTGCGTTTCCTAACAATGTACCTGTAAAAGTTTTTGTAACTTCGTCATATGCTACGCTAGTATCTGTATTTTGAATACTACCCACTAGTGTTCCTGTGACATTACCTGTTACAAAACCTGTAACATTACCAGTAACATTACCTGTAACATTGCCAACAACAGGACCTGTATGTGTTCCAGTTACATTACCAGTTACATTACCAACAACCGGTCCATTGTGTGTTCCTGTTGTATTACCTGTTAAGTCTGCTGTTACTGTATTAGCTCTAAAATTACCAGCACTATCTCTAGAAACAACAGTATCGCTTACATCATTTGCTGTAGCATTAACTGTCCATGTTGTTTGATTTGTTCCATCAAAGTTATTACCTGTTAAATATTGTCCAGCAATTAACTGATTAGTTGTAGTTGCTGTTACAGTAATATTTGCTGTGCCATCAAATGCTACTCCATTAATTTGTCTTGGAGTATCTAGTGCCGATGCTGTATCTGCGTTTCCGTGTAAATCGCCTTTAATAAATGTAGATGAATTTAAATTAATACCTGCGTCTAAATCTGTAAATCCAGGAATATTGTTGACAGTAAATGGACTATCTGCTACAATAGCAATAGTAGCACCATTAACAGTTAATCTCATAACCGGATGATCAGTACCTTGGTCGTCTGTAATTGCTTGACTCAGGGATCTTGTTACTCCGCTAAATCCTTGAACATCTTCTGGACCTACAAAAGCAAACTGAGTTCCATCCCAAACACTTAATCTTCTATTAGTAATATCGTACCATGTGTCGCCCGGTGACGGGTTTGCGGGAGGTGTAGATGATAATACTGTGCCACCAACTACGTCCCATGTAGTTCCATTGTATACTTTGATACTGTTAACAGTAGTATCGTACCAAATTTGCCCTTCGATTGCTTTAGGAGGTGCTCCAACACCAGCAAAGTTTTCTAAGAGGAATAAGAAATTTTCGTTTTGGATTTCGCCGTATCCAGCAAAGTTCCGACCCACAAGCCCAATACTTGTCGTTGAGTCTAATGTACCGTCTTGAAGTACTACTAATTGGTCTCCGTTAAACTTGTTTATCTGGTATGGCATTCTTTTTCTTCCATTATATCATATTTACCGTATTACGGTCTAATAAAGTTAGATAGGCCTCCAGGCAATGTTGGATTAGTTTGATCTTCAACTAACGCTCCGCCTGTAGTAACTACCCATGCTGTTTTTTGCGCATTTAATTCGTATATTGTTACACCTCTTATAGGGTATAATCTAGGCGGTGTTTGAGCTCCAATTTGATCAGCATCGACTTCTCTGATAACACCTGTTATTATCTGCGCACCCCCTGGTGATTCTGATCCGCTTACATCGTACAATGTTGTAGTTGTTAAACTTGGTTGTACAGACGAAATATTACTTACAATATATCTAACTGTGCTAATTCTAATCTTTGTTCCAATTTCGTATTCTGCCGGAGGACAAATTCTTAAAAGCTCAGCTGAGATCTGATTAGCTGACATTGGACTTTCTTCATTTGGATAATATCCAGTAATATCCATAGTTAACGGAATACTTCTTGTTCTTACTAAATTAGTAACATATTTTTTGCTTGTAGCTTCTGATAACTCATCACTTGTTAGGGTGTCTACTCCTTCAACTGTTTGATTGATATTAGTTTCATTAGTAGTTCCAAGTCCTTTAATCTTTGGATTTGATGTACCTATTAATATTAAATTACCTCTAGGTTCAATATTAAGATCTGTTGGATTAGCAGGGTCGCCGTTTGNATACGTTGCTGTTACGCCATTGTTAGAAATTAGATTATCATTGATTGTAATGTTATCAACATTAAGTTCTACTTGATTACCAAACTGTGTTAGGCCCGGAGCACTAGTTACAGACGCCGCAAGTTCAATACCTGTTCCAGTATCGTATAAAACATTTGAACCATTGATCTTATATCCCTTGCCTGAAGGAACATTAAAGTTTTCTGTTGAATTCCAAGTACCTGTACTTCCATCCCATAGAATAGAATGATCAGTAGTACCTTTTAATATGATTCCGCCGCCAGTGGCTAATCCGTCGTTTGATCCACTAGATATTACACCCAACTCTATATTTTTGTCTTTAACTTGTAGTGTAGCAGATTCAAATGTAGTAGTTGAACCTTCAACAGTTAAGTTTCCGCTGATAGTTACATTGCCGCCAAACGATGCTTCGCCGTTAGCGTTCCCTGGTTGTATCTTTACAGTATCACTACCGCTTGATTCAGCACTCATTTCTATAAATGAAACTAATGCTCCATTGCGTCTACCTTTAATTGTAACTTTTCTATTGCTTGTAGAGTTTAAAAGATACACATCTCCTAACCCNTCTGTTCCTAATTGTCCGTTAGTCGCATCGCCGAATCTNATACCTTCAGCTGTTTGAACTGTTAAAATTTCTGAGAACACATTTGCTTGGTTCTTTTTAGCAAAAATATCAGCAGGGAGTCCGCCTAATGCTTCTGAGTTAGTAGCAATGCCTAAGAATTTAAAATTTTGAGTAATTGGATTAAAACCAACTTTTACTGATGCTTCACTAAATCCAGGAATAGTAATTCTTGGNACAAATTCTTGCTTGCTAAAAAATCCTGCTCTGTCTCCACCGACATAAACTGTAGAAATAGTTCTTAACGTTCCGTTTGAATCCTCAATGCTTTCTACAACCATTCCGCTTTGACCTTGACTTACTTTGTAGTCTGGGCCAATCAAATAATCAGCTGAACCATCAAAAAAGTATAATTGTCTATCAACAATATTAAACCAAAAATCACCGGAACTAATATCTAACGGTCTTTGTGTTGCCAGCGCAGAAGTACCTACTGCTTTCCATTCTGTTCCAGCATACACTTTAATTCTGTTTTCAGTAACATCGTACCAAAGTTGTCCAGTAAGAGGAGCAATTGGCTGAGAATCACTAGCAAAGTTTTCAAGCATTTTAACAAGGTTTTCATTTAGATATTCGCCAAACCCTGAAAAGTTTTTACCAATTAATGTAATATCAGTTGATGCTGTATCAATTTGCCCATCTGCTACGGTTGCTATCGCTGTGCCGTCTGTTCTGTTTATTGTATATGCCATATTTCTTTACGCTCCATTAGACCCTTGATATTCCGCTTCTAATAACATAATTCAATGTTAAGTACGGGTTCATAACACCAAATGGTCTTCCAATCAACGAGTCTGGTTGTCCAGGTTGGCGTTTATTTTCATTAGCAATTCTAACAAGTCCGCTTGATGACATCTTCTGTCCACCGCCTGTGACTGTTCCGCCTTTTATTCTTGTATTAGAAATTCCTGTTCCGCCGATTTGTGTGGACGGTGAAAAATCATTTGGTGCTGTGCTAATCTCATTAATAGCATAAAATTGGCTTCCGCTAGGAGTGTTAGTTCCTGATCTTCCTTTCATATCATGATCGTGATCTGGAATATTAAACGACTCAATTACATAAGCATCAGATCCGCTGTACGCACCTAATTGACTAGCTTCAGTTTGATCAACTCTAGGGGTTGTTAAATCAACAATAGCATCGTATGTTCCGACTGGATGCGGAATTTTTGCTCCGCTGTTCATATTCTGTTTACCTAGTGGAACTCGACCTCTTAAATCAGGAACACGGAATGATTCTTGTTGTAATCCGTATATGGTTGATTGTAAACTTCCTTTATTAGCAATGTCATTATAAGTATCGCCGATAACAATGTAAAGATCTGGGAATCTATACTGTTCATATTCAGAACCGTCACATAACACATATCCTTTTGGAACTGAACTAGCAGGGCCAGCAAATGGTAAAATGGTTCCAATTGGAACACCGGCATCACCGATAAATGTTTCTCTAGTTGCTTTACGCAGTCCACTAGTTCTTGTGTAAATTAATATTTCATCATTTAAATCAACAGCACCGATACTTGACTTATTTGTAATAATATCAGATGTTAATTCTGTTTGGAAAACTTTATTAAGGTTACCTGTACCGTTGAATGCTACAACGTTTGAAGATACATCACCTTCTAATTTAAAGTTAGTAGCACTTGCTAATGATGTTGCTGAGTTAGAGTTACCATCAATGTTACCTTTTAGTGTACCTTCCACTTCGTTAGCAATGATCTTATTAGCGTAAATTGTACTGTATTTGTTGTTGGCTTCACCAATTGTTTCTGAACTAGTTAACGGACGAATTGATTTTGTAACAATACTTCCGCTTAACATTGTTAAGTCGCCGCCTACATTTATATCTTTTGAAACAGATAAGCCGCCTTCTGTTCTAATACTACCATTTTGTAGATTAGTACTGTTTGTTTCTGATGTAATTGTTACATCGCCAGTAGCACTAAGAGTACCAACAACATCTAATGTAGCTGTTGGATTAAGATTATTAATACCTACTTTGTTTTCAATTACTCTAAGTACAGTAGTTGGAATACCAAACGATCCTGTCCTACTTGATTGTAAATCTATACTAGCACCTGGTGTGCTGTTGTACATAATAGCATTTGCTGATTGAACACGAAGGTTCATATTTCCGTTTGTACCAATAAAGATACCAGCATCATCTCTTACGTTAAATTGTTTTTGTATTGTACCAATTACGTCTGTTCTAATAAAACTTGTTGATGGAATAACATCTGTACCAACAACAAGACCGTCTGCGGCCGATGCTGTACCAATAAGTTTAGGCGTTACTGATTCTTCTGAAATATCAGTACGAGTAGTAATATTGATACCTGCTTCAATACTGTTAAAACCTTGAATAACAACTTTAGGAATAAAACTATCTTTTGAAATAATTGTTACAGGAATATCCTGAGCATAAAAAATAATTACAGTCCTAGCAACGTTATCAATATCAAAAATGTTTTCGACTAGCGGTCCTGATTTAGTGCCTTCACTAAATTGCGGTCCAACCAATACCCATGTAACTCCTGACCACAAATACAACTGCTGTGTTGATGTGTTTACCCACAAATCTCCAATGGCAGCACCTTGAGGTTCATCAACACCTGTTCTAATGTTTGAGGTTGTTTTCCAACTAATTCCATCGTAAACGAATAATTTATTTTCAGTACTGTTATACCATAATTGTCCGGTAACTGCTTGTGAGTCTGACGGTGCTTGATCGCTAGCAAAATTTTCTAATAGATGTAAAAAGTTTTCAGCAATAATTTTACCGTAACCTGTTTGATTTCTACCAGGAATAACAACACTTGTGTCTAGGTTAGATGTATTGTCAAATATTTCTAACGGTTCTGGATGGAGTGTTTCATCTGTAAAATATACTTTATAAGACATCTTTATACCTCAGTAAATCCAGTTAGACTCTGTATTCTAACTGTGTAGTCGATTTGAATCAATCTATTAAGTGACTTTTGTACAGGATGAAAAACTACATGAGTCAATAACTTTCCTGCTGAACTTTTTAAGCCAAGCTCATCAAACACATATTCACCATCCATGTTAATTGAATTATCAAATGCTTCTTGGCCTTCTGGTTCGCCGTAATCTAGTAGGCAACTTACAACAATATCACTATATGTTGCGCCTGTAATATGACGGACTTCCATTTTATTTCTAGTATTGTCAGTGTTTGTGGCAGAATTCTGATCAACAACTTTAGTATATGTTTGATTATATAGGCTTGAATCTGTACCATTGGTATTTGGTGTTAGATATGTAATAAGTCCAGTTGGGTCAACAACTGTACCACCATTGCCAAAGCTCATTTCTGAGATCCAACCTAGTCCTTGATTTGAAAGGCTCTGTGCCATAGCAACACTGATGTTTTCATAATGAATAGCATTGCGTTTATCTACATACACTTCTTGTGTATCCGGGTCAAAAATCTTAATGTGACCTTCAATATGAAACCCGCCTTGCTCGTCGGGCTTCTTGTTTTCTGTTTGGTTTTCTGTGTTTTCTGCCATATCCGTCTCTTTGAGTTTGTTATCTCTCATTGTATTTATTCGGGTAATTCTGTGCTACTATTTTGTAGGAACTTCGCTATCGCTGATGTTGCTTCACTCAATGAAACTCCGTCTGATGCTGTAGTTTCTCCTCTATCGTACCACGTTCTTCCCAATCTCCTAACAATAGTGATTCGTGTTCCAGAGTCAACTGGGTTCGTTAATCTTACATACTGATTTACCCCATCTGCGCTAAATTCAGCATCGTATTGAACATCGCCGTCTGGGCTATATGCCGCTACTGACGGGTCAAACAATTTGTAAGCATCTTTTTGTAGTCTTCTTCCTCCAACAAATACTTCAATATCATCACATCTACCATAATCTGTAGGTATGCTTGATGTAAATGTTGTATCAGTAATGTTAAAGTCTCCGTTGTTTGTTGGTACAAAGTCTAATGGACCAATCAACAATGTTGCGCCATCTGATACAAAATCAGCTTTTTCTTGCTTATCGTTGTATGGTACTGCTTCAGTATATCCAGTATCAACTACAATATCACCTTGAGAGTGAACTTCTCTAATACTTGATCCAAACATACCTCTTCTGAGCCCTGTTAATTCATTTCCTGACTTAGATAGATATTGTATTTTCTCACCGTTAATAGATACAATACCTAATTGTCCTAGACCCGGTGTTGGTAGTTTAGAAGCATCGCTGACTTTAATAACTGTATCATAATAATACAGGTCTTGTGCCAACACAACATCAATTAATTGATATCTGCTGTATCTTGTCTTGTTTAGAACATCTCTGCTGATCTCGAAACTAATCGGCGAATCATAAATCTCACCGCTAAATGATATAGTTTCAATCAAGTCATCAACGGTAGTTGTTTGTTTTAGGTAAACAGCACTGCTGTCTCCGGCAACGTAAAAATCAATTCCAGGTATTAAACGAACTCCGTTTAAGTAAACCCAAACATACCCAATNTCTCTTACAGGTCTCTGTAATTTATAACTATTTTGATTTCCTGTATAAACATCTCTTACAATATCCAACTGTGTATATTGGTTGAACCAAGTAACATTTACAACGTCACCGTCTTGTAAAGGATACAATGGTGAAAATACAAGATCTGTTCCAACAATATCATAATTGGATTGGCTAGTGTTTTCTATAATAATTATATCGCCTACATTAACTGTTGATGTAAGTATTTCAATAGTATTATTTGCTCCATCAAACGCATAGTCGACAACATTTGTAAGTAATACATTATTAACATACAAATTAATCTGTGTTGGTACTAGAGAACTTGCTGGAATAATAGGATCATTATTTAGATCAATAGTAGAATTGCCATCATAAACTTTATAAGTTGTATCAATACTTCTTAAAAGTTTACCATTATATTCAACAATAATATTCGATACATCACTGCCGCCTAAGTTTTCAAAGAACTGTATAGGATATGTTCTTTGTGTAGAATCAACAGTTATTGTTTCGTTATTGATTCTAACAATACTTTCGGCCTGCCCGCTTTCTTCTGACAATACAATAATTTGTACCAAGTCGCCATTTCTTGGAGCAATACCAAATTCAACTAATGTGTTGTTGGTATTATTAACTACCCCATTACTATTAACAAAGCCTGCTTTTGTTTCAACACCGTTGATTGTAGCAAAAACTTTTCCTGTCTGAGCAAAAGATGCGCCAGTTAAGAAATATCTGGTATTACCGTCACCGGTATATTCTCTAATATCAAGAAGTTCCACTCCGCCAACACCTAGAGAAAACACTTCAATAATTTCACTACTGTTTGGTGCTGTGATAAATCTAACTTCGTTGTTTTGATAATCAATAGTATAATCAGTTCCGTCAACTTTCTTGTCTTTATTAACAAAAACTAACACACTAGCATTTTCAAGAACATGCTGGTCTATCTTAAATGTCTGTGTTTGACCGTCACCTGTGTAAACCCTAGAAAGTACAGCAGGAGAACCAAATCTATCTGACTGGAATACTCTAATGCTCAATGATTCTAGTACTTGTCCTGGTACATTTTCTTCTGTAGCAGGAACTTGATCCGGACTAATAAACTTCTCACCGTCAATAACAATATCTTCTGGTAAAATGCCTGTCGCTGTACTGTAAGAACCGTTTGTAGTAATTAAACTGCCGCCACTAACTTCAGCATCTAGGTAATTTGCTGATTGAATATCTAATGTTCCATCACTATCTACCGGACGGAAGATTAAAACATCGCCGTCATTAATGTCAATGCCTTCGTCTGGGTGAGGTATCAATATTACATTAGTGCTTCCGTCACCTACAAACGAAGTCATAATAGCATCGTTGTTGGTTTGTTGCTCAGTACCAAAATTAGGATCATCTAATCTTGTTGTAGCAGTTTCACCTTTGCGTCTGATATAGATGTTAAACACTTTTCCAGACTCTGGAACTTCAGGAAGTACAAATTCGTGTGTACTTTCATCTGCCGCAATGTAAAAATCATTGTTATTACTTTCAGCACTATCCCAGCCTTCGGTAAACCAAGGTAATGCGTCCCAACCTGCGCCAATATCAAAGGTTGCTCCTTGTACAATTACACCGCCATAATCAATTCCAGTTACTAATTGAGAATAATCTACATCAATAGCACTTCCATCGTCTGGAATATCTTTATCAACGCCCAGCATTCCGTCTGTTGGCTTGTAATATTTGTCTATTCTATTAAGAGCATCAAGTACACTATCGTTCTTTTCGTACTTAATTGTAACTGTTAATCCTGATTCAGGAGCAACATTAATTACAATTCGTCCTTTTAGAACTGTTAGCCCATTAATAACTTTACTAAACAAAGTAATAGTATAATCGCTGGAGAATAATTGTTCTGTTCCAACTGTTACTGTAATAGCACTCTTGTCTAGTGTACTAGGATATTTCAAATCAAATACAGTTTGTCTGCCTGTTCCTGTAAATGTTTCAGTTTCGATAAATTTCTCATTTACACTGTATGATTTAAATGTAGCAGTCTTGCTAATTCTATCAAATTTAAGTGTGTTATGGAACAATCTTGCTTTGCTGTTTCCAATTCTAGCAACTGCCTTGGCACTAAATTGTGTTTGAGTACCAACACCTCCGACTAGTTCAACTACCGGAGCACTGGTATAACCGCTACCGCCATCTAGTAAAACAATCTTTGTAACTTTGCCGCTTGAAATATAAGCTCTAGCACTGGCGCCTGTGCCGCCACCACCTGTGAATATTACTTGTGGAGCGGTTGTGTATGTGCTACCCTGTTCTGTAACAATAACTTCTGTGATTTCAAACTTATAATTGTTAAACCACGAGTTCCAAGGTTGTAAGTCAATTTCTGTATCACCTAATTTAACTGGATTAATTGTATTTGTTCTTGTATCATATTTAGGTGGTAGATCAAAATCTGAAACATTAGTGTTAGTATCATCAGTGTTTAGATATCTACTTGTAAAGTTTCTAATTTTTGTTCTATAAGGTTTAACTTCTTGTACATACTGTTGATATGCCGCTAAACTATCGCTACGGAAATTTAACTTTTGTTCTAAATTACCTACATTATGAATAGCGTTTAAGAAACTTGTCTTGAATGCCCAATCAACATACAACTGCTCACTGAATACATAATGAACATTAACAAAGAATAATTTATTCCAGTACCCAGCAAGCTCATCAACAAACACATTGTATTTCATTGCGCTAAGAATGTTTCTAAATTCTTTTGCCGCTGTTGAATCGTATTTGTTGCTGTCATAGGACTGTGTTTTGTCATATCCTGTAGACTCTGTTTCAGTATCATAGAATTTATTAATCACTCTAAGAGTACCGTGCTGACGTCCTACAAGTCTATACTTGTCTAGTATTGTTGCGCCATCTAAAACTCTTTCAAGAACTGCCCAACCGCCGTTACCATAGTCCTCAACTCTAAATAATTGTCCTGGCAATAACTCAATTTCTGGTTCAGCATATAGCCCAGGTAATGATTCAGCAATTCTAGATTCTTCTGAATATCCAGTTAACCACCAGTCAATAGTTTCCCAATACTTTGTAGTGTCGTATGCTTGTGTTGCTGTTCTGTAGAATTTGTTTTCTCTAGTACTCCAAGCATAGATACTCCAGTAATTGTTTACAGTACTGTCTTGTGATACCAAAACACTATACGGACGCACAATTGGTGTTGCTGTCAAGTATTTTTTACCTTGATTAGTAACTGTAACTGAAGTGACTCTACCAAAGTTATCAATAGTTGCTACTGCTTCAGCACCTGTACCACTTCCTTGAATTGTAATTAAAGGAGCTCTTTTGTAACCAAAGCCAGCATCATCAATTTCAATAGTGTTGATATGACCATTAACTACGTTAGCTCTAAGAACAGCAGGTTTAAGTGTTGCTGTTGTTATAAACTGTAAGTCTCTTTCAGTATCGACTACAATATCATAAAGATTCTTTACTTGATTTGGTGCTTCATCGATTAAATTTAAGTATGTGTAATCGATTTCGTCAGCTAACGGTGCTACTAGTAGAGCATCATTAATAAATGATATAGTTTGTTCAACTGCTTTGTTTCTATTAACAAATATAGTTTGATTTGGTCTGCTTCCTATACCGTATTTGTTTTTCTCTGTCAACTTAGGATCTGGAACTTGATTTCCTAATTGATCACTTCCGACTAAACTATCAATCCACTTTCTTTCAATGTCTTCATTAGGATCTAATTTGCTTTCTTCTGTTGTTAACCAATATTCGTTATGAATTAAGTTAACAGCATCGTCACTGTTATAATACTGTATATTAACACTAAACTCATCTGAAGTTAATGTTGGTTTTAAATTATAAAAACTAATCTTATCAGTGTCTAATAGATAAGCAAAAGGTATTCCAGCATTTTGTGGATTTTTAATATAATCAGCAACTTGTCCTGCGGCTAATGTTTTGCTACTATTAATTTCAAGTGTTTGTTTTTCTTTTACCCAGAAATAATATGTAGTATTTTTAACATTTCCGGTAACAGGATCTACAGTTCTTTTAATGCTGTATGCTGTATCGTCAGAATATAAAGGAGTACCTGTAATGTTTGATTCTAAATCTCCAGATAGTTGAGCATATCTACTTGGTAATAATGTTGATTCTACCCATTGATACACATCGACCGAACTACCATACGAATAAGAATTCCAATTACCGTTTCTAAAAACAATATCTCCTTGTTCGTAAACGAGATATTTTACTTTAGATGTATCCCACCAAATTTTTCCAACTTGTTGTGCTGACCAATGTTGTGATTCATCTTTAGTCGTTGCTTCATTGTCATTTGTAATTGAATAAACTGCTGGATCAAATGGAGTTTTATAATCTATATTTGCTTCAGCAATACCTAATACTTTTCCTTTATAAGGATCAACGATATCAATATCCGCTAGTTTTGTATAAGTTTCTTTTTCGTACGCCGCTAGATTCTTAATTTTTGTTATATCAATCTGAGGTTTTTGTTCTCTAATAACACTCCATGGTTTGACGTTGATATCTTTTTGGAACTTCTGAATACGTCCAATTCTAACTTCTCTAAACGCAGGATCCTCTGAAAGATATTTTGGAGAACCAACAATAATTGTAAGGATCCTCTGAAAGATATTTTGGAGAACCAACAATAATTGTATCGTTACTTGTTGCTATTGAAGCACCAAAGTTTTCATTAAAACTTAAATTATCTTCAAATACTTCACCTAGTACCCATTTGTTAGCATACTTGTTGAAAACAAATACTTTACCTGTAACTCCTTGAGGATCAGCAAATTTTGAAACAAATCTGTCAAAGCCGGTTTCACCACGATCAAATGTTGTTACTTCAAACGTTTGAGCACCTTCAGCAGATACTGCTAATGTTATTCCATCGGGCGACACACTGAGTTTTGACCCAAATCTCTCATCGTAGTCATTGGTGTTTGATTGTATCTTTTGTTCAAATACAAATCTAGTGCCATTCCAACTAAAGATAAACACAGAACCTTGGTTCTTTTCATTTTTATCATTATTTGGTGATCCAATAAACAATGTTGTGCCGCTATAATCAATAGTAACAACACTACCAAATTCGTCGCCAGCTTCTAGCGATGGTAAGTCATTTTTATCAATTTGTTGTACATAATCATAAACGCCATCTGTATTCTTGTTGTAAACAAAAACACTACCTGTTCTTGGAGTTTGTGTGTTCTGTATTTGTACCCATTTGTTATCTACTTCAGGAGCATCGTCAATACTTGTTAAACTTGAATCGCTATCTAATTGGTAATAGTTACCATTACGTCTAACAACATCACCCTGAATATAAGTTTCAGTAGTTCTCCAGACACCTTTATAACTTTCAAAGTTTGAAGTATCTGAATACGGTGCCGATACTATTAACAATGATCCATCTCTAGACATTGTTGTAGATGAGCCAAACTTGTCGCCGATATCAACATCTTCAATTACATCATCAAATGTGCCTTGCTCTAAGGTAGACCCGTCATTTACATAAGCAATACTATTTGGCAGTACATCTTTGTTTACTGTAGCAATCGCTTCCCAGTCTCCAGTTAATGGAGTTGTTGTACCGTCTCCGGTGTGTAATGATAGGGCTTTATAATAAGATGATTGATACCAAACAATAGTGTTTGCTGTATACGATGTATTAATATCAAACAACCCTACAAAGTTTGTATCTTGTAGAAATTTCCATTTAATTCCATTATAATGATATAGGTATACTCTACCCCTGTCATCTCTACTACCAGGAGCAGATATTGACATAAAATATCCTTCAGCTTCTGCGCCGAGTGTAGTTCCAAGAATCTTTATCTGGTCGCCAACTGCGTATCCAGATCCGGAAACTTTAACATTTGTAGTATATGATCCATTTAACCGTTCAACATCAAAAATCGCTCCGGATCCTGGATTAGAAATATCTTCTCCAGTTACGTCGAAGTAATCTCCGTTGCTGTTTATAGGTGTTCCAATATATTCAATACCAATGGCCGCTGTGCCTACAAAAGAGAAGTGTTCAATTTCACCTGCTCTGCTTGTTGGGTACGGACCAAGAGGACCATTAT